AAGGTAATATCCGCATCTTTTTTATTATCGATAAAAAAACGACATTCACCCACGCGTGCTTTATGCCATGCACATAAAGAGACAATGCATTCTTTCATTTCCTGATTCGTCATAAATATCACCATTTCAGATTCAGGCGCGAGCAATTCCCTGACGCATCGCGCCATAATTAAAAGAAAGTTAATTAATTAAATATTAATGCTGGTATTAAATACCGGCTTCCTGTTCAAACGGGATAATGGAAAAATCTTCAATTCCAGACTTGACCGTAATTCCGGCGACACCGGCAACTGCGCCTGGTTCATTCAGAATTGCTTCTTTGTTGATTTCCTGCTTCGTACGAATAAAGCGTTGCAGGCCAAGACGCTCCAGCGTTTCCATCACTGCATCCATACCACGAATACTTACTGATGGTGGACGGACCCGCCACGATACATCACCGGTGACAAGATTCGCCGTCTTCACTTTGCCGCCGTTCGTCAGTTCGTCGCGGTTCGCTTCACACCATCCCTGAACGCCTTTTGAAAGGGTTTCAATATCGGTTTTAAGCGGTGCAATCCGGGCCGCAAATTTCTCCGTAATTTCCGCGATGGCATCATTCATTTCTGTTTCCAGACGTGATGCTTCGCGCTGTAAATCCCCGATGCGTTTAATATCGGTAATCACCGCATCGCGGTTTTGTGGCACATAAGCCGCTGCGGCACTTTTGATGCGTTTTGCTGGTTTAGCCATAAATTAAAGCTCCTGTTAATTAATATCCGCTGTATACAATGCTGGATACAGCTCGATTGCTTAATTCCATCTTTCGGGCAATGACATGAATATCCAGCCCTTCTTTATAAAGTTCACGGCATAAATATTTGTCGTGTTCACTGATTCGGTATACACACAATGATATTCCGTGCCTTCTGGCATGTGCCCGGAGGGCGGTTGTGGCGACTTTCAGTTTTTCCGCCATTTCTTCAACGGTCATTTTCCCGACGTTGGCTTCGATAAATTCCCGGTCTTCGCGTGACCAGCGTTTACGATGACACTTCATGTCAGCCACCATTCAGTACAGCAGAGGCTCACGCTGCGATGCCGGAATATGCCGCAGCGATAGCTGAACCGCTTTCAGGGCAAGCGAGGAATAACAGCAGTGCGCCCAGCCTTTTGCCATTAACCGGTAATCGCGCCAGATACGCTGCCACATTTCACGGGCTTCAGGGTCTGATGCGCAGATGTATTCCCGGTCCATGACGTACTCCCATAAATCCACGTTGAACGCACCGCCAAATGCAATGGCGCGGGATATACTTTCGCCGCAATAACGCGCACAGATGCTGTAATGGTCGAAAGCAATCAGGTAAGTTTTTTCATCACAACCATCAACTTTCCGGGCGCAAATAAACTCGCGTAATTCACCACCATTGTTATTGCGTTCCTGAATTCGGATTAATGCCTGAATTTCATTTCGGATTTTGACGTTCATTGTCAGCGTTCCTTTGTGAATTAATGTCTGGCTGCATTTGGGTTATAGCTGAATAGTTCCCCCTCAGCTTCCAGCCCAAGCTCCCTGGCTGATTTCAACAACTCCTCGGTCGCTTTTTTAATGATTTCAGGAGCCATGCTCTTGATGATGCCTGCCATTACATCATGTGGCCCGGTCTGGTCCTCAGGTGAGGATTCTTCCAGTCGCACATTCATATTTACGGCAAAACCTCCATTTTCCTGAAACTCAATATTTTCTGTATTGTTAAATTCAAAGATTACTTTTGCCATTTTTATTTCCTGCTTATTGATTAACGGGCGTTGCATTTGTGATTTCGTTAAGTTCACAAAACACATTTTCTGCGTGATGATGGTTGCCGACATGAACAGCCAGTCTTCGACCATCAACAAATTCAAAAATAACATCACCGTTAACAGTTGATTCCATCACATTGACATTATCAAGGTTAATTAACCGACCAATTCCCAGACTATCGTGAATATTTATCACCATCATTTAAATGCTATCTCCAGATTATCTGACAACCATTCAGGCGGGCCGTCCATACTGAACGGGCAACCCCTGATTTATGCTCCATAATTCTGACGGCGTTCCTGACCAGTTCCGGTGGTGGGCAGGTAATTTCAAGAATCGGGCGTGCAACACCGAGATATGATTCATTAACGTAGCTGCCGCGCGCCTGTAACCAGGTCTTTACTTCAGTCGCCATTTTGATATTCCGTGACATCATGATTTTTCTCTCCTTACGTACGCAGCAGGGTTGAAATATCAACATCCAGGTCTAATTCACGGAAAGCCTGACGCAGATAATCTTCATTAACACGTTCACCTTTGCCGTGGGCCGTCATGGCAGCAAGGCGCAGCGAGTGGTTCAGGATACGAAGTGCACCTGGCTTTTGCGCAATCTGCTGTAATAATTCCCGCTCGTTTTCGCCGGTAATTTGCCAGGCATCCGCAATGGCCTTTACATCATCAATTTTGGTTTTATTGATTGCCGTCCGTTTTGCAATACGGGAAAACAGGCGGGCAAATTCAACCGTTCTGTTTCCGCCGGTCATATTTGAATAAACGCGGTGATTCCCCATCAGAACAAGACCAATACGGGCGGATTCCTGTAACAGGCGGAGTTCTTCCAGAACTTCTGCGCCAAGATGATCAGCTTCGTCGATAATGACCAGCCCCTGTGTACCTTCGAGACGGCGTCTCAAAGCGCGGGAGAGTGGCCCTTTACGACGCGGTGCGTCATTCATTCCCAGTTCATAAGCCAGTTCAGTCAGGCATTCCAGAACACTGGCGCAGGATGGGGTAATGGTGATCATCCAGACATTGTTATTGGTGCGACGAAATTCGCGGGCTGCTTCAGTTTTTCCCACACCTGGATTACCGCAGATAACGGAAATACTTTCAGTCAGGCTGGCAAAGCGCATACTCGTCCAGATTTGACGTGCTGTTCTGGTTTCCACAAAACGAGGGGGTTCTGGCAGTTCTGCGGCGCGGTGATAGTTCTCCAGCCAGCGTTCCAGCGTCTGCGCAACACGCTCATTATCGCCGTTGTACTTGTTATTCACGAACGCGCTTAACGTTCCTGCGGCAACTCCAGATTCGCGGGCGATTTGCGCATAAGTTGTTTTTTCGCTTTCTACAAGCGTGCGCAGTCCTGCGCGAATATCAGAAATATTCATCTGAATAACCTCGTAATAAATTTTGTTTAAACGTTAATTAAATGGCTTTTTTACGTCTGTTCTGTTCCAGAATATCCAGCGAGTGATTCAGATATTCATCACGATCAGTTTCATATTCATCATCGGTTTCCTGGTATTTCACCTGCACCGTGTTACCGGAAGGCCGGAAAATACCAACAACCCTTGATTCTGGTGCTGCTGGTTCGGCTATCTGCGGCAGCAGTTCAGCAACTTCCAGCGCGTCCATTTGTTTCTGCGCCTTAATGGCTGCTTTAGTTGCAGATTTCAGTTGTTTCTGGCGTCGACGATACTCACGGCCTGCCGCAGCATCATTAAATGCAACTGGTGCCAGACATTCCGCTTCACAGATAAACCGACCGTCCAGGGTGTAGCAATAAACCGTGCTGTGTAGCTGCTGTGGATCAAACCTGACCACAACTTTTTTCACTCCGGCATTCATTAATGCCATGTTGTAATAAACGTTTTTCGCGCCTTTAAGGGAGCCGCCAACTTTAAGCGTAAACTCGCCTTTGCGTGAAACGTTCACCGCCTCAGCAGGCAGTAACAGCATCCGTTTTTGTTCTTCGGTTGGTTTACGCACAACCGTTCTGGCGTATTCACGCTCGAAAACATCATCAAACGAGAGTTTACCCCCGCACATTTCTGTTTCACGACCTGTTCTGGCATTGAACATCGCCACACCTTCGGCAAGGGTTTTCAGAAACAGCTCTGCATCAACAGCACGGTCGCCATAGTTATCAGGTTTTGCCTGCGGATTTGGCCCCGTATATGCGCCAGCCAGTGCCGGATGCTTATCAACGTATTCCTCAAGCCCACCAACACCGAAAGCACGTTCAACAGGTTTTGCCTGGCCCCAGCCTTTACCGGCAACAACGCTTGTCCAGTGCATTTTCGCGCCCATCAGTAAAAACAGTCCCTTTGGATCATCCTCTTTCACCTTAAAGCGGTAGCGATTGGGCGCGCC